CTCAGTTTTGAAGCAAAAGCTACTAAGTTAGTACCAAATGATTTAATAATAATTTTATTCTTATTTTTATTATTAACTCGACATGTACCTGCTTTTGTTTCTTCTTTAACAACTGCTGCTATTTTATCTATTGATTCACTCTCATTATCAAAAAGGGCCCTATAAGTATTGTAATTCTGAATTGTTGAATTATTAATTATATCTAACGGATTTGCATTGTAGTACATTGCGTCATTAGCTGTCAACCAAGGTTGATCCATTCCAATATTCGTAATGCTGTGAACAGTAAACATTCTCTCAAAGATGAGCAATGCTTCTTGATTTGCTTTCATCCAACAAGGATTACTACTTCGGAATGACCATAAATTCTGCAAAGAATTTAAGGCTTCGTAATTTGTTGCATGTGAAAGTATAGAAAAGACATAAGTCATTTGCTTTCTAGACATATATTTAGATGCTTTAGCGTATGGATTTCGTACTGGCATACCATAACCACCGAGTACCCTAGGTACATAAAGTGGTATCCCATATCCGTGGATTTTCCTAAGAAGATCCTTATTCAAGATATGAGCAAGATATAATATCTTTAGCCTATGTTTCTCATGAGAGGATTCAATTAAAGATTGAATCTTCATGGGAAAGCTTGCCCAGTCTGGTATATCATTTGGTTTATTATAAGTAATTCCCTTTAGAGAAAAACCTATGCCAATCACGTCCAACGTCTTACATTTTCTAATTCTAATGTCTCTTTCAACATATTCTCTGTTCAACTTCTCATTTCGTACTACAGCTGCATAACTCAATTTTAAGCTTTTTCCAATTTCTTCAATATCATTATCTGAAATCTTTCCATCATTATTAAGGTATCGCTTTCGAATATAATCATCATTGTCTTTCTTATTTTCATACATTCCATCACTATTGACCAACACTCTTACAAGCTTCTTTTTCTTTAAATGATCGGATTTCAATCTGAATATGATTTCTGTAAAGATACCATATTCTCTTGATAACAAATCCTTTCCAGACTCAGAAAGCTTCATTCCTAAATCAATAATAATTCTTCTATATATCGGAACAACTTCTGGTATTCCAACGTAAATAAGATCATCACCACAAATTTTATATTCAGCATAAGATACAGGTCGTTATAGCCCGCAACTTCGATTGCCTTTGTTATTGCAAATTTATTTAACAAAGAAAGGATTACCCATGTCAGCGGTAATCCCATTAACAATCCTCGTTGTGACGTGAATTTAGTACCATCAGGGTATTCTAAATTCATAGGACCGACACTTCTCAAGCAGATTTCTTTCATATTCTCTCCAATGTTGCTGTTGCCTTCAATTATCTTTTCTACTACCAACTTTGCTATTTCAAAAGGGATGTAAT